TATGGGTGGCTGGAGCCTGCGGGTTGGATGTGGGACGACATCGACGAGGCTTACGACGAGAGCTGATCCTGCGGTTGAGGTCGAGGCGCGGCGATGCCGTGCCTCGACTCCGGCGCAGGGCCGGACGTACGGAAGGTGTGAGCATGAGCTACCGCGTCGAGGTGCTGGAGCCCCTCACGGAGGAGTCGCTGGGCTTCCTTATGGCCGAGGACGACGAGAATCCGAACAACGTCGAGCGGGTCGCCAGCTTCGACACCCTGGAGGATGTCCGGCAGGCAATCGGCGAGTCGATCGCCGCTGGCCGCCCGATGGACTACCTGGTCGAGGACGAGAGCGGCGAGCACATCGGCGTGGCTTACGCCGATGGGGAGGTGTGGCACTACGAACTGCCCGAGGACTGATCCTGTGGTTGAGGGTGCGGGCCGCTACGGCGGCTCGTCGCCTCCGGCACAGGGCCGGATGAGAGCGAGGGCACGATGACCTTCCGAATGATGATCCGTGAGGCTGTCAAGGGTGGCGGCATCGAGGAATATCACCCCGAGGTCAGCGCCAAAGAGATCGACTACTTCGTCACGGTCACGGAGAAGTTCTACGGGGCCTGCCCGCAGTTCTTCGCGGTGACGATCATCGACGAGGACACCGACGAACCGGTGCTGTACGGGGCTCGCCAGCAGGGCGACGTGTGGCGCTGGAGCGGGGCGTACTACGCACCACGGCCGAAAGGCTACTGATCCTGCGGTTGAGGTCGAGGCGCGGCGATGCCGTGCCTGGACTCCGGCGCAGGGCCGGACGGAAGTGAGGGCATCATGACCAGGATCATCGACCAGCGGGTCCGGGAGTTCGTCGCCGAGACCGGGCTGGATCTCGTGACGGTCAGCGAGTACGTCGAGGACGTCGTGACCGGCTACATCGGCACGCTGTTGTGGAGCGAGTCGTGCAACGGCACGGCGCCGTTGCACGTCTGCGACCACCTCAGCAGGCAGGGTGACGAGGCTGCCGACTGCGACACGAGCCTGGATTCGCTGGGCTACGCCGAGAACGATCTCGCCGGGGAGGCTTACGACTCGATCCGGGAGGACGTCGCGGACTTCGTCTGCGCCAACTGGGCGGACCTGTACGGCTCCGACATGGACGCCGGGCAGGCCGGTCACGACTTCCTGCTCACCCGCAACCACCACGGTGCGGGTTTCTGGGACCGGGGGCTCGGCGAGCGTGGCGACAGGCTCACGGCCAACGCTCACCCGTACGGCACAACCGACGCCTACGTGGGAGACGACGAGCTGGTCTACGTGAGCTGATCGTCCAGATGAGGGTGAGCGCCGGTTACGCCCGGCGCTTCGCCTCCGGTGGATGGCCGGCCGATTTCCAGGAGGAATCTCATGATCGCCAACCTGATCGACAAGACTCACGCCATCGGCGGTATCCGGGTGGCCGAGCGTCCCCGCCGCGCTGTGCGGCGCGGTGGCCCCGTGGTCATCGTGCCGCTGGCTGACGGTTCCGAGAAGGTCTACCCGGTCGGCCGTGATGTCGAGGTTACAGGCTGGACGGAGCCGTTCCAAGCGGGTCCGGTCAAGGCGCTTGTCGGTGGTCAGCGCATCGACTACGCCGAGCGTACGGCCAACTTCACCGTGAGCCGTAATCCTCGCTGAGCTGAGTGTCACGGCCAACTTGACAGGGTAGGGTGAGGGCCGCTACTGTGGTCCTCAGCAAGGCAACGAGCGAGAGGGACGGGACATGGCAATCACACAGGACGTACTGGCGGGCAGCGCCGCATACGACGCAGTAGCCCAGACGGAGAGCGTCGAGGAAAAGCGACACCTGCTCCGGGCGTTCCGGCCGGGCGTGCTGCACTACCTCGCCGATGCGGTCTACGTGGAATGGGAGGGGCTGCGCGAGGAGACCGTGATCAACAACATCCTGACCGAACTCTGATCCTGTGGTTGAGGGTGGGCGCCAGCGTGCTGGCGCTACGCCTCCGGCACAGGGCCGGTACGAGCAAGGGAGCGACATGGACCCCAACGCCGCGTTGGAGCAGATCAGGGCAGCCCGCCGAGAGATCCAGTCGGTGGCCGAGCAGATCGTCTGGCCCTACCAGGGCGACCGTGAGCGGAACCTGGAGCGGGTCGCCGAGGAGCTGGCCGAACTCTTCCAGGGCTTGGATGAGTTCCTGACACACGGCGGTTTTCTGCCGAGCGACTGGGAGGGCAAGCGCAAGGCGTTCACCCCGGAGCAGGGGGACGTCATCGCCGAGGCGCTGGGCGACGCCTACGCCTACCGCAACGACTCCGGCGAGAGGGACGAGGAGGACCTGGAGGAGTACGAGCGGGAGGCGTGCCGCCGGTACACGCAGCTGGCGACCGAACTGGGCGTGAAGATCGCCAACTGATCCTGTGGTTGAGGGTGCGGGCCGCCACGGCGGCCCGATGCCTCCGGCACAGGGCCGGAAGTGAGCACGAGGAGCGACCATGAAGCTGCACACCGACATCCTGACGTCGATGAACATCGACGAGGCGCTGAACCGAGCCAAGGAGGCGGGCAAGGTCACTCGGGACATCTACTTCGTCCAGAAGAACGGCGCCGGGTCTCGGTCCCGCCGGGCCGGGTACGAGATCCAGCTGGGCACCGACGACAAGACGTCGGGACCGACCAACTCCCGGCGCTTCAAGAACAGCGGCTGGACCGGCGCCGACACGGTGTACGCGGCGACCTACGACGAGTGGGGATGGTTCATCGCCCAGCTCTTCCAGGTCGACCCTGACGCCATCTTCGGCGGCTACAAGGGCGTGGAGGACTTCCACGAGCAGACCAAGAACGCGTATCGCTGATCCTGCGGGTGAGGGTGGGCGCCGGGTAACCGGCGCCATGCCTCCGGCGCAGGGCCGGACAGAATGAGGGAGACATCATGGGCAGCGTCCTGGACTACTTCGTCCGTCACATCACGCTGGTGCTCGACAACGACGAGGTGACCTACAACCGAATGACACGGACGGCGATCCGCATCGTCCGCAACAGCGGGGTCACGGTCTCCGAGTGGAAGAAGATGAACAGCGAGGACCGCCGCGACGAGTACGCCATGAAGATCGGCGAGCGTCTGGTGGAGATCATCGAGGATGAGTACCTCGCCGAGGCGGTCAGTGACGGCACGGTCGGCGCGCAGCTGATCAGCGAGGTCATGATCACCGGCGACAGCGCGTTCGTCTACGAGATCGGCAGTCACTACATCCCCGAGGACGCCGACGTCGTCGACCTGCTCGACGACGAGGACGAGGACGAGGACTGATCCTGCGGATGAGGGTGCGGGCCGCTGAAGCGGCCCGATGCCTCCGGCACAGGGCCGGTATGTACGAGGGAGTGGCGATGGCAACCCTTTACGGCGTGATCTACACAGCCGACGACGAGAGCACCACCGAGCACTCGGCCCACATCACCAAAGATGACGCGGCACGGGCTGGCGCTGAGCTGGTCAAGGCCGAGGTCGAGCGCATCAGGTCGTGGGACCCGTCAGCGCCTGACCTGCCCGAGGCGTGGGCAGGCGACTGGGACCTGATCGACTGGATGCGCTCGCACTACGAGGTGCGTCTGGAGATCGAGCCCGTCGAGGTCTCCGAGGATGTGATCCGGGCGCTGATTGCCCGGCGCTGATCCTGCGGATGAAGGTGCGGGCCGCTACGGCGGCTCGTCGCCTCCGGCGCAGGGCCGGATGGAACGAGGGAGACACCATGACCATGCCTCACATCAAGGTCTACCGCGAGTGGACCGTCTGGGAGAACGAGGGCGACGACGAGCCCACCGTGGTCAAGCAGGAGGAAGACACCTACCCCTGCTTCCCCGATGCGATCGACCACCAGGACGGCCTGACGGTCGTCGACCTGGCGGTGGCGGTCCTGGAGGGCAAGCTCTACGTGACCGAGACCAGCAACCACCCGTGGTCGCTGGGGAGCTGGTACAGCGCCACTCCTGGCCCCGATCACAGCTGGGGCATGAACGGCGCCGACGAGAGCCTGACGGCGCACCTGGAGGGCTTCACACCGGAGGAGGAGACGACGATCTTCGAGACGGTGAGCAAGCACGTGCCGTCGATGCGCTGACCGTACGGATGAGGGTGGCTGCCAGCACGCTGGCAGCTCGCCTCCGGCGTACGGGCCGGACTGACGAAGGGAAACATCATGAGCCTGAACTGGGACACCACCGCGTGCGTCGAGGACGTCACCAGCGAGGAGCACTGGAAGATCACCGAGGCCATCATCTGGGGCACCATGGCCGTGGACATGGGCCGGATCACCGAGGCGAACTACAAGAAGTTCGCCAAGCGGATCGACATGGTGCAGGGTCTGTACGGCGCGCTCTACCAGGTCTTCGAGGATGGGAAGGTCGTGGACCGCCCGGTCACCGAGGAAGACATCCGCCGGCGCATCGGTCTGAAGACCAATGTGACCACGACCAGCGACGCCAAGTTCAACAAGCGGATGGCCGATGCGCTTCAGCGCAAGGGCCGGGCCTGACCGTACGGATGAGGGTGGGCGCCAGCACGCTGGCGTCGCGCCTCCGGCGTACGGGCCGGAACGACGAAGGGAAGCAAGATGCAGCGAGACAACCTGGCTATCGCGGTGTCCTACGAGGGTGAGCGGGAGGTTGACAGCGGCGGTGTGAGCAAGCTGGCCGAGCTGTACCGCCAGATGCAGTACGGCGCGGACATCCGGATCCTGAGCGTGGCCGCGCTGGACGAGGGCGGGGTGCTGGTGCCGGTGAAGCACGAGATGCTGCCCTACACCTTCGACGACAACTCGATGGCCTACCCGGTCGTCAAGGTGACCATGCCGGACGGCCTGGCCGAGTGGGCGACCTTTTCGCTGGACGGCCGCGCCTAATCGTGCGCTGATGGTGGCGCCCGGCTTCGGCCGGGCGTTGCCACCGTCGCATGACGGACACACTGTCACGACCAACTTGACAGTGGGGTTGAGATGCACTACGTTGGGTCTCAGCAGGGAAAACGACACACGGAGGTCACCATGGGGAAGCTGCTCGCATCCAAGTTCCTGGAGCAGGTCATTCACCAGATGCCGGAGGACGTACTGGCCAACTACGGCAACTGCAGCGTGCCGGAGTCACACGAAAGCCCTGGTGCTCGGTTCCTCAACGGAGCACGTCAGGGCTTCCTGCAGATCCTGGATCAGTACAACGGCGAGAGCCGGCAGGAGACCCAGGACAAGGTCTGGGGCGTGGCCGCGGAATGCCCGGCTGGAGTCATCAGCCTGCTTTGGGAGCAGTTCGCCGACCTGCACGCCTACCGCGAGGACATCGAAATGGAGATGCGCTCGCTGAACGACATGGCGCACATCGCGTTGCAGCAGATCGCCGAGCGCGTCATCCAGGACCTGCTCAACGAGTGGTTCGACCAGCTCGAAGCGCCCGAATACTACTGACGTACGGATGATGGTGCGGCCCGGGTGACCGGGCCGATGCCACCGCTGTACGGCGGAACGATCGAGAGTGAGGCAGGCATGACAACCTCTTACGTGCTGACGGTTCGGCACCCCGACTACGGCAACGAGTACACAGTCGACGGCGACGTGCATGTCGTCGACATCGACCTGGGCAACGGATTCTTCGTGCGGCCCGGCGACTACGAGACCGCGATGGACTTCGCGCTCTCCGTCGACAGGCTGTCGGACGTGCCGATCACCTCCCCGGTCTTCTCGGCCGGGCTGGCCATCTTCAGGGAGGCGCTGAGGGACTGGGACAACGTGCTGCCGATCATCGACGAGTACGAGCAGGAGCGCTGCCGCGTCGCCTGATCCGTGCGCTGATGGTGCGGCCCGGTCATCCGGGCCGCCGCCACCGCCGCACGGCGGAACGATCGAGGGAGCAACCATGGTCAGGTACTGCGAGGACAAGCTGGTCGACGAGCACGGTGACAAGCAGGAGGACATCACCTGCCCCGGCCACCTCAGCAAGTTCGACGACTGCGTCCAGGAGGCGCTGTGGGAGCTGGTGCTGGACAACGGCGGCGAGCTGCAGACGGGGACCGACGACTTCGAGGGCACCTTCACGCTCTTCAACTTCGCCGACGAAGAGGCGGTGGAGATCAACCCGGATGGTGTCGACGCCCGCTGGGTGATGGTGCCGGAGGGCTACTACATCCTGCAGACCACCAGCGGCGGGTTCGTCTACACGCTGAAGTACGAGACCTACCGCGAGGCGCGGGAGGCGTACGAGGTGGCCGACGACCGCTACAGCCGCTGGGAGAAGGGGTGCGAGCAGACCGGGCACGAGGTCTGCGAGACCGAAGACGAATGCCAGCTGGGTGGAATCCCCGCCTGACGCCGGCAAGGATGCGAGAAGGAGAGGGCGATGCCTGAAGACCACTACGACCTGCTGCACCGCACGCTGGGCGGCGGGCTGAACGATCGCCAGCACGGCGCGGTGTACGGGCTGGCCTACCAGTTCGGCCACAGCGCCGGGGAGGACGAGGTCAGGGTCTACTACGAGGATCTGGTGGACATGGTCCGAGCGGTCATCGACGCCAACGATGAGCGCTGATGGTGCGGCCCGGCATGTCCGGGCCGACGCCACCGCCGCTCGGCGGAACGAGACATAGGGAGCACCGAATGCGCACTATCACGGCAGATGATTTCGACGTCTACACCCTGGACGAGCTGGAGCCGGAAGCACGGCTTCGGGCCATCGGCGAGGTCGCCGAGAAGCTGGGCAGCACCTGGTGGGACAGCAACGACAACGACGACATCAGCGACGTCATGCGCTACACCCTGGCCAACAAGTTCGGCACTCCTGGTCACGGTGACTTCGGCGTCGGCGACTTCCCCGGCATCACGGGAGTCACGCTGCAGAGCTGGGACCTGGACCGGGGCAACTACATCGGGCTGACGGGTGTCCTGACCCGCGAGAACGCGCCCGCCCTGCCCTGGACGGACGGCGTCGAGCAGGTGGCACTGCGAGAGGGCAACGAGTACACGTCGATCGACGTCGAGTTCGACGACATGCTGGCCGAGCCGGACATGGAGCTGGCCAACGACCAGATGACCGAGGCGATCACCGACGCGATGCACGAGGCGCTGCGCGACGGCCGGGCCGAGATGGAATACAAGACCGGTGAGGAGTACGCCGCCGGTTTCATCGAGGGCAACGGTCTGGAGTTCCTGGAGGACGGCACGCAGTACCCCTGATCGAGCGCTGATGGTGGCGCCCGGCTCCGGCCGGGCGTTGCCACCGCCGCTCGGCGGAACGGGACACAAGGAGTGGACATGGCAGGCATGAAGCAGCTGATGACGGCGATCGAGGAGATGGCGGAGACGCTGGCCAACAGCGACACCGCGCTGGCGCACCTGACGTGCCGCGAGGTGGGCTCAATCGTGGACGTGCTGGTGTTGTCGGGCTTGGAGCAGCACGTCGGCGGTGTCCTCATGGGGCACGCCTACGGCGACAGCGGCACGGGCGACACGCACCACGATCTGTACCAGTCAGACGAGCGGGGCAACGAGGACGAGCTGGTGGACGGTTACATCGAGGCCGCGAAGCAGCGACTCGGCGTGCGCTGATGGTGCGGCCCGGCATGTCCGGGCCGACGCCACCGCCGCACGGCGGAATCCCGAGCAGGAAGTGAGACCACCATGAAGCAGGAACTCAAAGGTCAGGCCCGCCTGGACCCGAACGCCGCCGAGTACGAAGAGGCCATCGGGGGCGGGCTCAGCGCCGAGAGCACCGTGGCGCTGGGGTGGCCCACGGAGGACATCAACCCCAGCGACACCCCGGCCGAGGCAATCGAGCGGTTGTGCAACTACAAGGCCGGGATCGCAGCGCGGGCGCTGGCCGAGTACGCCCGGCTCACCGGCGGGCAGGGCGAGTCCATCCGAACCAACGCGGGTGACTTCGTCACGGACCTGATGCACCTGCTCGACGCCCTGGAGGTCGAGTTCTACGAGATCGCCGACTACGGCTACGACAACCACGCGGCAGAGCAGACCGAGCAGTGATGGTGGCGGCCGGGCATCCCGGCCGCACGCCACCGCCGCTCGGCGGGACGAACGCTACGAACGGAGCGACATGGACATCAAGACCCTGAGCGACAGCGACCTCTACGCCCTGATGACCGACATCCAGAACGAGCTGCGGCACCGTACCGAGGTGCAGGCCGCAACCTCTCTGATCGGCGTGCTGCAGGCCAACCAGTACACGGCCGCCTTCGCCCCGCTGGCCAAGGCGATCAGCTTCGGCGTCAAGGAGTACGACAACGGGTTCTTCTACGACTCGGCGCAGGCCGAGCTGACGCTCGGCAGCGGAACGAGGGTGCAGGTCGACCTGTCGGACATCAGCGAGGTCGAGGAGCTGCTCACCGACCTGAGCGACTCCGAACGGCGCGAGTACGGCTCGCTGTTCGAGACGAGCAGCGTTCGGATCGACCTGCGCACCGGCGAGGTCGTGCACCGCTGACGTGCACCGATGGTGCGGCCCGGCTCTGGCCGGGCCGACGCCACCGCTGCATGGCGGAAGACAACAAGGAGAACGCGATGACCAGCCAGATCGAGACCTACTACTTCTTCGCTGCCAATGGGGTGGAGTTTGCGGCTGTCGCGGTGCCCGCCAGCATCGAGGGGCCTAACAGCCTCCGGGCGCCGGCCGGCCGCACTCACGCCATCGTCGAGTTCTACGACCTGCGCTTCCCGGGCCGAGCCCGCGGCAGCGAGCCGGGCCAGTTCGTGTCGTACTACCGGGCGAACGACATCATGGGGCAATACGACGGATCCGTGGGCTTGGATCTTCAGGGCGGCGTGGACGCGTGGACGGTCGACGCGCTGAACATGCTCGACGTCTCGACGTGGCTTGCCACGATCGAGGGAAATGGCTGGCTGGAATAGACCCAGCCAGACTGACGATAGGAGCCAGGCATGAGCACTCCCCCTGCGGAGCCGGAGCCGGAACGCACGATCAGCGAGATCGTGTACGGCAAGGTCGAAGGCATCGACGCCACCGAGGATGAGCAGGAGCGCCTGAAGGACTTCCTGCGCACCAACCCGACGCTGCGCCTGTCGAACCTGATCCGGGTGTGGTTCCCCGACCTGGCCGCCGAGGTGGCTGCTGAGGCGGACAACTACGACACCAGCGGCGACCCGAACTACACGGTTCGCGGCGAGGCCGTAGGCGAGACTCAGCAGGCGGAGGGACTGAACCGGGGTGACGCCTGGGTCGCCCGGTTCGTCGGCGACTACATCGGCCAGGCACTGCGCGAGGTGGATGCGCGAGAACTGGCGAACGAGCACTATCGCCTGCGGATGCAGGAAGGGCAGCTGCAGGGCTGACGTGCGCTGACGGGACCGCCCAGCGAGGGGGCTGGGCGGTCCCACCGTCGCACGACGGACCTAGTGTCACGGTCTACTTGACACTGGGGTTGAGGTGCACTACGGTGTGTCTCAGCAGGGAAAACAACAAGGAGGAACAAATGATCTACAACGTGCAGCACAGCGTCGTGCACCTCGTCGAGGCAGAGTCGGCAGAGGCGGCCATCGCGGCATTGCGAG